CCTAACCTGGTCGCATATGACCTGGCTGGCGTTCAACCAATGAATGGTCCTACTGGACTCATCTTCGCAATGCGCTCCCGTTACGACAATCAGAGCGGCACTGAAGCTCTGTTTGGCGAAGCAGATTCTGCACACTCCGGTATCGGCACCGACGGCAACTTCAGCACCACTCCTTATACTTCTGGTTCTGACGGCGCATCTGCTGGTTTCGGCACCGATGTCCAGCGTGGTGACAATCCTGGCGTCCTCGACCTCAACGGCGCACCTAACACCTACAGCGTAGGTCAGGGTATGGACACCTCGACCGCTGAAGGTCTGGGTGAAGCTGGAAATGCTTTCCAGGAAATGGCATTCTCGATCGAGAAGGTCACCGTTACTGCAAAGTCACGCGCACTGAAGGCTGAGTACTCACTCGAGCTCGCTCAAGACCTGAAGGCAATCCACGGTCTCAACGCTGAGGCAGAGTTGGCAAACATTCTGTCAACTGAAATCCTCGCTGAAATCAACCGTGAAGTCATCAGAACCATCTATAAGGTTGCTGAGCAAGGCGCACAAACCAACACCGCTACCCCTGGCGTATTCGACCTCGATGTCGATTCCAACGGTCGCTGGTCTGTTGAGAAGTTCAAAGGTCTGATTTTCCAAATCGAGCGTGATGCCAACCGCATCGCACAAAGAACTCGTAGAGGAAAGGGCAACATGATTCTCTGCTCTGCAGATGTTGCTTCCGCTCTGACCATGGCAGGCGTCCTCGACTACACCCCTGCACTCAACGCTAACCTTAACGTTGATGACACTGGTAACACCTTCGCAGGTGTCCTCGCAGGTAAGTATCGCGTCTACATCGACCCATATTCTGCAAACAGCGCTGCTGGTCAGTACTATGTTGTCGGTTATAAGGGTTCTTCACCTTATGACGCTGGTCTCTTCTACTGCCCATATGTCCCCCTCCAGATGGTTCGTGCCGTCGGTCAGGACACCTTCCAGCCCAAGATTGGATTCAAGACTCGTTACGGTATTGTTTCCAACCCATTCGCATCCGCTGCAGGCGGCGCAGACTCAGGCAAACTCCTGGGTGGCGACAACCGCTACTATCAGCGTGCTCGCGTCCTCAACCTCATGTGATTCTCGATTCACATATCTATCAGGGGGGTCTTCGGACCCCCTTTTTTTATCTAAATACAAATAAAACTGATAATGACAGTTTCACCATTTAGAAATCAGGTATCAAATAGAAACTTTCTTTCGCCCACTGGTTTTCAGTTTACACTGACCAAGGAGCCAAAGGTTAGTTTCTTTTGCACTAGTGCCAGAATACCTGAGTTATCATTACAAACTACTGTCCAATCAACATATCTTAAGGATATTGATGTCCCTGGAGAAAAGTTGACTTATGGGGATTTGAATCTCAGATTCCTGGTTGATGAGAATATGGAAAACTATATGGCAATTCATAACTGGTTGACTGGACTTGGTTTTTCTGAGACCACTGGTGACTTCAAGAATCTAACAACTGATGAGCAAGGTCTTCCTAATCAACTGACTGAGCAATTCAGTGATGGTGCTTTGAGTATACTGAATAGTAACTATCGCGTCAACAGCGTGGTCAAATTCAAGGACATGTTTCCTGTGTCTCTGTCCTCACTGGAGTTTGACACTTCAGCAACTGACATACAATACTTTACAGCGGACGCCACTTTCAAGTATACTATCTACAATATCTTTGATGATGACGGCAGAACACGCTTATGAATCTTGACCAAATTCAGGAGATGTGGGAGCGTGACTCTCAAATCGACCCTGATAATCTACATGATGAATCACTAAAAATCCCTCAACTTCATGCCAAGTATTATACCCTATACAATACGATTACTCTTCTGAAAGAAAAGGCAAGAGAGACTTACAATAGAGTAAGGCTTGAGCGTTACAACTACTACACTGGAAAGGCACCAGCAGAGGTTTACGAAGAAGAGCCATTCCCTTACAAGGTCAGGGACAAAGAAGCAATACAGAGGCATATGGATGCCGATGAGAAGCTCAATAGGGTCGATATGAAGATTCGCTATTATGATACTGAATTGAAATTTCTGGAAGAGATTATCAAGACAGTCTCCAATCGCACATTTCAGATTAAGAATGCCATCGAATGGCAAAGGTTTCAAGCAGGATTCTAATGGACGACGAGCATCTTTACGAAAAAGACTTTGACGAAAATCTACCTTTTGTCTCAATGGATATGGGTATTGATGATGTAAGACAGATTCACGAATCGATAAGTCTTCATCTTCAAAACTGGGTATCGTGTCCCGAGAAAAAAGAAAGATTGGAAGGTTTGAAGGACTTCCTAGAAAGGTTGATGCTGGAATACACTTTCAAAGTAGGGGGATAAATATCCATAGGTGATCCTTATGGATAATGTCTCATTTGATTATATCGAAAAAGAATGAGGTCTTCTTGCAGGTAAAAGCAGAACCTCATGTCTATTACGAGTTAGCAGACCAGTTTACGTTTGACGTGCCTGGTGCCAAGTTTATGCCTCAGTATCGCAACAAATACTGGGATGGAAAAATTCGTCTATTCAATACCCAGACTGGAGAGATATATGTCGGGTTATTGGATAAGGTAACCAAGTTTTGTGACGACCACGGTTACACTTTCGAATTTACCAATAACAAATTCTATGGTCTTCCATTTGAGGTCAACGACTTCATCTCAAAGGAAGGTGTCAAGGATTATATGAATGCTATTTGCAAGTATTCCCCCCGTGAATACCAAGTAGAGGGAGTATACGACGCCCTAAGACATAATAGAAAGCTATTGATATCTCCAACTGCTTCTGGAAAGTCGTTGATGATATACTCGATTGTGAGATACTACGTTGAGAAAGGACAAAATACTCTGATAGTCGTTCCAACGACTTCCCTTGTAGAACAGATGTATAAAGACTTTGAAGACTATGGGTGGGACGTAGGTTCATTTTGCCACAAGATATATGCGGGAAAGGAAAGAGAGACCGACTCGCAGGTCATTATCACGACCTGGCAGTCCATCTACAAACTTCCCCGTAAATATTTTTCAAGATTTAATGTGGTTGTTGGAGACGAAGCACACCAGTTTAAGTCTAAGTCTTTAATATCTATAATGAGTAAACTTTCAGATGCAAAATACAGATTTGGTTTTACGGGCACTCTTGATGGAACTCAAACTCATAAATGGGTATTGGAGGGCTTATTCGGTCCCTCCTACAAAATCATCAGGACCGAAGAGTTAATGAAGAAGGGACACGTTGCTAAGTTAGATATCAACGTGCTTCTATTGAAACACCCAGCTCATAAGTTTGAAAACTTTGAGGAAGAAGTCCAATACATTATCAATCATGACAGACGAAACAAGTTTATACGTAACCTTGCCCTTGATCTTAAAGGTAATACGCTCATACTATTCTCCCGTGTTGAAGGGCACGGACAACCACTTTACGATTTAATAAATAACAGCAAGGCAGACGGTCGTCATGTCTTCTTCGTCCATGGTGGTGTGGCAACAGAAGATAGGGAGCAAGTAAGGGAGATTACAGAAAGAGAAAACAACGCGATTATCGTCGCTTCATACGGCACATTCTCTACTGGTATTAACATTAAGAATCTCCACAATGTTATTTTTGCTTCTCCTTCAAAATCCAGAATCAGAAATCTCCAAAGCATTGGAAGAGTCCTCAGGAAAGGCAATAATAAAACAAAAGCAACTTTATATGATATTGCTGACGACATTTCCTACAAATCTAGGAGAAATTATACCCTTAATCATTTGATAGAAAGAATCAAGGTTTATAACGAAGAAAACTTCAACTACGATATTGTAAACATTCCGCTTAAAAACTAATGGGAGAGGAATTCTATAGCGTTATCAAATTAACTACTGGGGAAGAAATCTTTGCTCTTGTCTCTATTGATGACAATGATGGTGATCCTCTTCTAGTGATGCAAAATCCTGTCACTATGAAAATGACCAGATCATCCCGTGGCATGACTCTTAGAGTAAAACCATGGATGGAAATACCTGACGATGATTTCTTTATTGTAAAACTTGATAAGATTATTACTATGACTGAAGTTAAAGATGAGTCAATGATTGAGTTTTACAACGGTTATCTTGAAGAGGACTCTATTGAAGATCTCAGTAATCCATCTAGTCATAAGACTAAACTAACTAATAAGATGGGTTATGTTTCCACAGTAGAGGAAGCAAGAGAGATGCTAGAGAACCTTTATAAACTTAAAGATAATAAAGAAAGCTAAAGCTCATCCTTCAACCCTAACAAAGGTAGTCTACACACATTTCAAGATGTTGTCAAGCCCACAAAGTATGATATAATATACATAACGAAAGTTTATTGATTACTACA